TGAAAGGAGGGATAGATATGAAAAACTTAATACTTAAAATCGATGAAGAGTTACATAAGCAAATAAAAATTCGTGCAACCGAAAATGGTCAAACCATAAAAGGTTATATAACCACATTGATAAAAAGAGATTTAGGTATAAAAAAATAGAGAGTTGTCCGCTAAAACAATACTCTCTATTAAACCTTCTAGGCAAATGCATTTTAACATTATTTGCCTAGAAATTCAATTAAAAAGAAAGAGGTAAAAGTTATGTTAGAACAATTATTGCCTCTAATTTCAAATGAACAGAGGTATTGTGCTATGAATTTTTAAATATCTCTTGACTTTATGAGTTCCGTTTAATACAATGAGTTTGTGGAACTCAATAAGAAAGGAGCTGAAACCATGAGTCCAAGAACTGGACGACCTAAGATTGATAATCCAAAAAGCAATGATATAAAGGTTCGAGTTGATGATAAGACTATAAAGTCTTTAGATGAATATTGTAAAGCAAACAATGAAACTAGAGCCGGTGTCGTTAGAAAAGCGATTAATCAATTTTTAGGAATTGAATAAAAAATGGAACGTCCTAACCCTGAGAAAGTTAACGTTCCATACCCACAATGAAGAGGCGTTTAGATTATAGCACTAAATACCTCTAAACTCAAATTTCAAAAGAAAGAGGTAAAAGTTATGTTAGAAGAATTAGATGAAATCATTAGTATAATTAGTGATTTAGATGACAAATTGAATGATTTAGAAAGAATTAATTCAATGGTCATTGTTACATGTGATGCATGTGACCATGGAAATGATATCAAACAAGATGTTGCAAATGTTATGGCAATCATCCAATGTCAATTAGAAACGTTAGAAGAAGATATTAGATCAAACATTTATAAATGCAATGATTTAACAAGAAACATTCAAAAAACAATTAACAAAGGAGGTTGTCAATATGGAAGAGCTAATGGATAATGAATTGATTAACACATCAGCAATTGAAACAATAGACAGTAGAGAAGTTGCTGAAATGGTTGGTATTCAACATAAGGACTTATTGAAAAAAGTCCGTAATTATGAGGGCATTTTAGCCGGCGCAAAATTGCGCCCGCTAGATTTCTTTATCCCTAGTGAATATCAAGATGCTCAAGGCAAACCAAGAGATTGCTACCTATTAACCAAGAAAGGTTGTGAAATGGTAGCAAATAAATTGACTGGTGAAAAAGGTGTAATTTTCACTGCTAAATATGTTAATCGTTTTGCTGAAATGGAACAAAAAATCAAACTTCCAAAAACCGATAGAGAAATCTTGTTCTTGAGTGTTAAGGTTCAAGAGGAGACAGCTCAAAGAGTTGATGTTCTTGAAGAAAAGGTATCTGATTTAGAAAAATCAACAACGATTGACAGTTCTCAACAACATACGCTTGAAAAAGTTGCTAAAACAACAGCAATTAGAACATTGGGCGGTATTGATTCAAGAGCTTATCAACTAATGAGCAGAAAGATTTTCAGTAACATCTGGAGAGATTACAAGAACTATTTCAAATTAGGCTCATATCGAGATACACTAAAGACTGATTATGAAAATGCTAAAAATTATTTGGAATCATGGTCTCCTGAGGTCAATACAAGCTTGAAAATCAAAGAATATAACAGTCAGTTGGCAATGAATTTGGATTATAACAATTAAATATGAATATGAAGCGAGTTCAAAAGACTCGCTTTTTCTATACGCAATTTTAGAGAAAGGAGGTGTTTTTCAATGGCTGAAGGTTTGAGACCACATCATCATCAAGAATTTGAATATCACACTGTTCAATATTTTGATAAGAAAAGACACGTTATTGTTAAGAAGATACAGTATATGTGTATGATTTGCGGTCGTATTCGTCATGAAAAATACGATTGCTATGTACCGCCACCTAAATCAAAAACAAAAGCACTAGAGAGAAATAAAAGGAAATACGGCAATAGAAGCTGATATTTTCTTTTTTTGTACCCAAAAACTAAAAACAACATAGCAAGACACAAAGAAAACGAATTATGAGGTGGGCAACTCGTAAAACTGCAACCACACAGGCTGATGCGACCAGCGTACTAAAGCGTAGTGAATGAAAGGATCTTATGAAAAGAGAATTTTTAAAGAATTTAGGATTAACAGATGAACAAGTTAATCAAATCATGACTGAAAACGGTAATGACATTGAAAAATATCGCAAAGAAGTCGAATCAAAAACAAAAGAGCTAGAAACATTGAACACAAAATATGAATCAGCTCAAAACTCCTTGAATGATGCGAACAAGCAAATCAAATCATACAAGGATATGGATATTGAAGGCATCAAGAATTCAGCTGCTGAATGGGAAAAGAAATATAAAGATGAAACTGCAGAATTGAACAATAAATTGACTCAACAAGAAAGAGACTTTGCTACTAACTCATACTTTGCAGGAATGAACTTTACTTCTGAAAGTGCCAAACGTGGAATCATTTCTCAATTCAAGGAACAAAACTTTGAATTGAAAGACGGCAAATTCATTGGAGCGGATGAATATATCAATGGTTTAAAAGAATCGGATGCAGGAGCATTCGTTGTTGAAAAAACTAAAGATGAACCTTCATTACCAACATTTACAAAAGGTACTGCTTCTAAAGGAGCACCTGGAGGAGAAAACAATGCAAATGCATTCGGTTTCCATTTTGCAGGTGTTAGAGCAATGCCAAAAGAATAACAGATCAGGAGGAAATTAAATATGGCAGCAGTAAACTATGCACATGCATATCAACAAGCGTTAGAACAAGCTTGGCCTTATGCGCTTTATTTCGGAGATTTATTCAATACTCCAAATAACCAAAAATATAGATGGGTCAATGCAAGAACAATTGAAATCCCAACATTAGAAACTACAGGACGTGTAGATTCTAACAGAGATACAATTGCCACTGCATCTAGAAACTACAACAATAAATGGACTCCATTAACTTTACAAAATGAAAGAAAATGGTCTACATTGGTACATCCACAAGATATCGACCAAACAAATATGGTTGCTTCAATTGGTAACATCACTGAAGTATTCAACCAAGAACAAAAATTTCCTGAAATGGATGTATATTGTATTTCAAAAATCTACGCTGAATATCAACAATTAAGCCAAACACCAATTAATGATGATATTACTGTGGATAACATCCTAGAAGTATTCGATAAAATGATGCTTGAAATGGATGAAGACGGTACGCCTCCAACAGGTAGAATCTTATATATTACACCAACTGAAAATGCAAAATTAAAAAGAGCAAAAGAAATTGCTAGAACAGTTATTATTGGTGATGCAGAAAATAAATTAAACAGAACTATTGCTAACTTAGACTTAGTAAAAATCGTACCTGTTCCATCAAAATACATGAAAACTGTTTATGACTTTACACAAGGATTTAAAGCTGGTGCATCAGCAAAACAAATTAGAATGTGCTTAATTCATCCATTAGCAGTCATTACACCTGTTAATTATGAATTTGCTAAATTAGATGAACCATCTGCAATGTCCGAAGGAAAATGGGTCTATTATGAAGAATCTCATGAAGATGTATTTGTTTTAGCAAGAAAAGTAAAAGCTATTCAATTTGCTGTTGAAAAATAAAAAAAGAGGAGGATGATCTATGTCACAAGTAAGAAAAGGAAATAGAATCCTTACAATTGAACCGCACAAAGTTGATGACTACATTGCTCGTGGTTATGATCACATTGACGAAGATTCTGGTGAAGTCATTAAAAAGGGTGACCCAGTTTCTTTAGCGGATTTTAAAAGAGAATATTCATCTTTAAAAGCACAAGTAAAAGAAAAAGATGCAAGAATCGTGGAATTAGAAGCACAAAATGCTGAATTGACAACAAAAGTCGAAGAATTAGAAGCAAATGCTAAAACTCCAGCAAAAGCATCTAAAACTAAGAAAGATACAGCAGAAGAATAGTATGAAGGTTTCTTATGAATATTACGTAGATACATTCAAAGGAAAAATATGTCAGCCTGAATTTGAGGACCTTGTTGAACCTGTAATTGATTTAGTCAAGGGTTACGCTGAACAATTCATTGCACCATGGGCATTAGAGAAAAATATCGATTATTACTGTTTGGAGCTTAAACGAGCAGTATGCTATCAAATCGATTATCTTCAAGCAAATGGTGGTTTGAACGCTCTAAATGGCACAAGCGATTTAGATTTACAAAGTGTATCGAAAGACGGATTTAATTATAGCTATGGCGATAGGGGCAACAAATTCAATGGTGTTCCTTTTTCATCCGTTTCAGCTTATATGATTAAAAGTGAATTGAGAAGAAAAGGTCTTATGTGCAGGGTGGCCAAACGATATGATTAGCTCTCCTCGTATTTTAAGGCCTTTTACTGTTACTTTGATTCATAAAGTTGATGAAGATACTTTTATTCCATACGTTCTTGAAAATGTTGGATTTGATGAAAACTATGGCATTACACAATCAAACAAGGGTATTTCTGATGCGGACAGTGTTCTTTTAACGATTGATTTGAGTGACTGCGGTGATTTGACATTTGTTGATCAACACAGTTACAAGTCAAAAAAGAATACTTTTACGATTGGAAATGAAGATTATTTTGTCTTGGATGTGGTAAAAGAAACGGATTATGATGAATTGAAAAAGACAACCAATGTCTATTCAATCAATAAATATGCCTGTTATCGCCCGCCAAAAACGAAAGAAATCCAGTTCATTGAGGTGTATGCTTCTTGAAGATTTCTATTGATGTTGACTTTTCTCAAGTGAAAAAAGATTTAGAAGGAACTAAGGAAAAAGCCTATCAGACTCTTAAAAATTCTGTAATAAGAGATACTGATCCTTACGTTCCTTTTTCCAATCTACATCATACGCATTTGAGAGAAACACCCGATATTGGTGATAGTGCCAAAGAAAAGAAACAAGTCATTTACGATACTGATTATGCGCAACATGTGTATAAAGGTACAGGGATGAACTTTGACAAGTCACGTCATCCAAAGGCAACTGCCAAATGGTTTGAAAAATCAAAGAAAGCAAACATCAAGAAATGGATTAAAAGTGTAGAGGACGTGTTTAGAAATGGAAAATAAATCAAATAAAAAACTGACATATGAAGAATACAACAGGGTATTGGATTGTATCTATGACTTTTGCAAGAAGTTGGATATTCAAAATGTACAAAAAAACATGTGGAAATTAGATTTCTTTACTTCAAACAAGGATGACCAAATCATGGTTCAAAGAATATCTAATCGTGCTGAAAAAATAAATGAAAACATTATAGGAGGCTATACTGCTGTATTGCCTTTTTATATTAACTTTCAATCAGGTGCTAAAACTGAAAAGAGTGTCAAAAAAATTACGGATGTTCTGGATGATTTAGCAAACCAATTTGAAATGGAAACAATGAATAAATTTGAAAACATTGTTTTTCCTGATGATATAGTTCCACAGAAATTAGAAATGATTGCCAATCCTGGTGTTGAAACCTATGACAATGGCATTGCTAATTTTTCAGCACTTTATCAATTAACTTACTACAAGAAAGGAGCTTTTGAATAATGGCACAAACATTAAGAAATACTGTAGTAAACCGTCATGAAAACCTACACTATGTCAAATTCGATGGTGTATCAAAGCCTGTATTGGCTGGTACTGGTTTAACGGATTGGACACAAGCTGTAGATCCTTCAACAGATGACGGACAATATATCAATGAAAAGACTTCTCACTCAAACATGATGGCATACACACCATCGGTTTCATATTCAGGTGAATTGATTCCTGGCAATGAGTTTGTTCGTCATATCTATGAAGTTGGTAAAAAAGAAATTATTGGTTCCATGTTTGATGAATATGAAATTGAAACATGGGCACCTGTTGAAGGTTCAACTGGATGTTTTGCAGCACATCACAGACAATATGAAATTCAACCATCTAATCCTGGTTCTGGTGAAGGTGGAGGGAAAATCGCATTGGAAGGAACTTTCGCTCAAAAGGGAGCTTCCGAACATGGCCAATACAATGTGGCTACTGGTGAATTTACTGCAGGTGAATATGACTACACAACTGGTAAATTTACAGCTGCTTCACCTCAATCAGGTGCGTCATCAACACCAGGAAGCAAATAGAAATCAAATAAGAAAGGGATTGTTACTATGATAGAAATCAAGATTCAAGAGAATTTATTCGATGTAAAAATTAAAGATCGTATTTTCAGTATCGATGCTGACAATATCGATAATCATTTGCTGATTGACAAGTTCATCAAAAAATACAGAGGCAATCGTACAATTGACGATACCTTTATTGAAGACTGTCAAGTCGTCATTGATGAATTGCTAGAAAAAGGATCATACGATTATCTTTTTGATAAGGATGATTTAAAGCCTTACTATGTAATCCTAGCTCTTGCGGAAGAAATTCAAGCCAAGTTTGATGAACACGCTACGACTGAACGCCAAAAAGAAAAGCAAGACAGAATCAAAAATGAGCTTGACAGTTTAAACTCACTTACAAAGGAATTTGGAAACCTTCAAAAGCAAATGGATTACACAAAAAACAAATACGGGTTAAAAGATTATGTTAATTCTAGACAAAAGAGATCTTCAAAAAACAATAAGAATAGAAAATCAAGAAATAGAAATAAGAACTGATTTTAGAACGTGGATTCAATTCTCTTGTATCGTTTCTGACAAGTATGTTGATGAAAATTATAAAATCCCTATGCTGTTTGATTTGGTGATTCCAAACTATGAATTGTACATGGAAAATGTTGATTCATTGGAATTACTGAAAGGAATTCTTGATTTCTACAAATGTAATAAACCAGATAAACCTGAGAAGAAACCTAATAAAAAAGTTGGGTTTCTTTTTGATTATGATATGGACCTTATCTTCGCTGCGTTCATGCAGCAGTATGGCATAAATCTATTGAGAACCAATATGCACTGGTGGGAATTCAAGGCATTGCTGAATGGTTTGAATGATGATACCAAGTTCGTTCAGGTCGTTGGATATAGAACTGCGGATCTATCAAAAATCAAGGACAAGAAGGAACGTGCAAGAATGAAAGAACTTCAAGATTATTATGCCATTCAAGAACAGGGAGACCCATTCCAAAGAACTCAGGAAGAAATCGAAGCAGAATTATTTGAATCGTTAGGAATTCCAAAAGAATAAATTAAAGGCAGGTGGTATGATGGCAGATGGTAAAGTTGTTATTGATTTAGAAATCAATGATAAAAGCGTTGATAAGAAACTCAATACAGCTGATAAAAAAGTAGATAAATTTGCTAAAGATGTATCACAAAAAGAAGCTAAGCCAAACGTTGATGCTGATACTAAAAAATTGGAAAAGAAGCTTGATGAAGCATCAAATGAGGTCGAAAGCTTTTCAAAAGAAGCTACTGACAACGCAAAAGTTGAAAGTAGTGCAAAAATGGACACTTCCAATTTTGAAAAGAGTGCCCAGACAGTAAAATCAGAAGCATCTGCGGTTGAAAAAGCTATAGATGTTGATGGTAAAGTTGATGTTGAAGATAAAGCATCATCTAAATTAGATAACGTTAAGAAAAAAGCGGATGATTTTTCAAATGAAAATATCAAGCCACCTAAAATAGACCCTCCTGACACCGATGGTTTTGAAGAAGCGCTTCAAGAAATGGAAGACAAAGTCAAATCATTCGGTGCGAAGATTGCAGGATATCTAGCCATAGGAGAAGCAATTAAACAAGGAACTGAAATTGGAAAAGAAGTCTATGCTGATTTTGAAGATTCAGTTGCACGTGTCAAAGGTGCTCTAGGAGAAACAGATGACCAAGCGAGACAGACTGCACAGGTCATTAAGGATGTTTATGAGGCTGGGCTTGGTGAAAGTATGGACCGAGTCGCTGAAGCTGTTGTTCGCATCAAACGTAACCTAGGAGAGATGGATGATGGAACCCTTAATTCCATCACACAACAAGCAATCATTCTTGAAGATACATTTGATGTAGATATGAATGAAACCCTTCGAGGTGTTAAAGGCTTGATGAAAAACTTTGGGTTAACTGCACAAGAAGCAATGGACTATATTGTCGCAGGAACTCAAGAAGGGTTGGATTGGACTGATGAACTAGGAGATAACATTTCAGAGTATTCAGGAAAGTTCTCTCAAGCGGGATATTCAGCAAGTGAATATTTCCAATTATTGAAAAATGGCTCCGATAGTGGAGCGTATAATCTCGATAAGGTAAATGATGCCATCAATGAAGTAACTACTCGTTTAGCTGATGGAACTATTGAGGGTGCTCTAGGTTCATTTTCAAGCGAAACACAAAAGACATTCAAAGCATGGCAGGATGGAAAAGCCACTCAAAAGGATGTTATCGACAGTATCGTAAGTGACATTACTAAATGTGATGATCAACAAAAAGCATTGACAATGTCAGCTACTGCTTTCGGAACGATGGGAGAAGATGCTAACCTTACATTTGCAAAAGCGTTAAATAGTGTTGGTACTACATTTGATGATGTAAAAGGAAAAGGAGAAGCTTTTTCTGATGAAACAACGACTCCAATGCAAGAATTGGAATCAAAAGTTAGAAAGGTCAAAGATCAGCTTCAGCCTTTAGGAGATTTATTCTATGATGTAGCAGGAGTTGCACTTGATAACTTTACACCATTATCAGCTGTTATTCTTACTGTAGCAACAGCACTTGCTACTTACAAAGGAATAGTTCTTCTCACCGAAGGAGTAACTAAGGGATTAGCATTAGCGCAGAAACTATTAAATGGCGAAATGACGTTTAATCCAATCGGCCTAATTGTAGCAGCTATTGCTGCCTTGGTAGCTGGATTCATTTATTTATGGAATACAAGCGATGGTTTCAGGTCGTTCTGGATAAATCTATGGAATTCTATAACATCAACATGCGGGCCTGTGATAGATACAATCGTCTCATTCTTTACTGAATCGATACCAGGTGCAATTGACACGCTTGTAGAGACTTTCAGCAATATCGGTCAAACGATTGTTGAATTTTTTTCTGGGCTTGGAGAATCAATTGCATCATTTTTTACTGAAACGATACCGCAAGCATTTGACAGTTTCATTGAAATATTAACAGGATTTATTAGCTCAGCAATCGAATTTTTCAATCAGTTGCCATACAACATTGGCTATGCGATTGGTTCGATAATTGGTTTTATCGTTAGCTTAGGAATTAAATTCGTTGAATTTGTAACGGTTGATGTTCCAAATTTCGTAACAGGTTTTATTTCTTGGATTGCTCAATTACCTGGCCAAATATGGACATACATAACTGATATCATAGGAAAAGTAGCTGAGTTTGCTTTGAATTTGATTTCCAAAGGATATGAAGCAGGGTCAAACTTTGTATCAAGCATCATCAGCTTTGTTACGGGATTACCTGGGCAAATTTGGAGCGTATTGTCAAATGCTATTGGAAAGGTTGCTGAGTTCGTTGTCAAGATGGGTTCAAAAGGTATTGAAGCAGCCAAATCACTATGGAATGGTATTGTTGATACTCTTGTTGGATTGCCTGGTAAAATGGCAGATATTGGTAAAAATATCGTGGAAGGTATCTGGAACGGTATCAAGAATGCAAAAGACTGGTTGCTTAGCAAGATTGGCGATTTTGCAAATGGTGTTGTAGATGGTATCAAAGGATTCTTTGGCATTCATTCACCTTCAAAAGTCATGAGAGATGCCATTGGTAAATTCTTACCACCAGGTATTGCAGTAGGTTTTGAAGTGGCCATGCCAAAAGCTCAAAAATCTATGAACAAAGAACTTGAAAAAATGACAAGTGACTTGAATGGTATCATGAACTTCAATTTGGATGATATTGAACTGAAAACAAATCTTGATATCGCAAGACAAACAGCATTTGAAAGCAATGTCACAAATGAATTAAAAATTGATTATGATAAGATGGGAAATTCAACTGCTAAAGCAATTAAAAACAGTGGAATGTCTTTCAAAGTAGACAAGCGTGAATTTGCCAGAATTATTTAGAAAGGAGCATTTATGAAAGTATATTATGTCAATTCAAACAATGAGCAGATAGATCTGTTAAGTGCTCCTTATCATATCGAAAAAACTGACTTTTTCAATTTTGAATGGTCGTATGAAACTGAAAATAGAAGAGTCACACGCTTCTATCGTGATGTTGAAACGAAAAAGATAAGTGTAGATGTCTTTAATCAAAATGAAAAAGACTTCTACAATGCTCTAAACAGGCTCGTTGAGGTATTTGACGTAGATAATGTAAACAACATCAAAGGGAAGTTATTCTATAATGACTACTATTTAGAATGCAATATTTTCAAAAATCAAAAGGATATGAAGTCCTATATCCTTCCGTATGCAAAGATAGATTTAACTCTTGTAACAGATTCAACCAAATGGATCAAGGAAGATACCCACCATTTTTACAGCACAGGTGAAGGCAGAAAAGCAGGGACTAAGAAGTATTCCTATAAATACCCTTACGTTTATGGTGCAAGTGAAGGACAGATGACAGTCAGAAATATTGGAGTCGTTGAAAATGATATTTTATTAAGAATATATGGTCCGGCACAAGACCCAGCCATTAAAATAGGAGACAATCTTTATCAAATCAATACGACGCTTGAAGCAAATGAAAGGCTTGAAATCGACACCATGAAAAAGAAAGCTGTAAAAATTACGGCACATGGTGATGAAATAAACGTTTTCAATGACAGGAACAAAGACAACAGATTGTATGTTCCCATCCCACCTGGTACAAATATTGTCGTTTGGAACAACTCCTTTTCGTTTGATATCGTTGTCTACGATGCAAGAAGCGAACCAAAATGGGAGAGTGATGAATGATGATGGAGTTCATTTATACGGATCCTAACGGAATCGAACAAGGACCATTGTTAAACTGTAGCCTAGACTTGGAAATTGGAATATATGACAAAGCCAAGAACGACTTTGAAATAACTGTTTCAACGGACAGTTGGGACCGCAAATTGACATATGACAGCAGATTCTATTGTGTCGGTACCGAATTTGGTGGGATAGTGAAAAGTATCGAAATAGATACTGAAGCTGAAGAAGTGAAAATAGGTGGCATATGCCCAAGAAAATTGCTAGCAAATGATATCATTCAGCCTAGAAAAAGAACTGATGAATACTATGAATTCATAGGTGAAGCAAACGAATGCATTCGAGAATATATCAATTCATCAACTGATTTTTTCAATTATATTGAAAATAAATCTAAATCAGTAAGTTTAAAAAAGAAACTGGCTGATTTTTTTGTTGTTTCACAAGAAGATAGTGGAATAACCATTAATTATCAAGCACGTTATTACAACACACTACAGGCATTTGAAACAATGCTAAATGATGCAAACGCCAAGCTTAGACTTATTTGGAATAAAAATGGACAGATTGAACTTTCAGTTGAACCAATTATCAATTATTCCGAAAGCCTCCAATTCGACAATGATTACAATCTGCAAATTATCGCTAAAAAAGATATAAATCAATGTAATCATTGCATTGGATTAGGCAAAGGCGATTTGCAAGAAAGGCAGGTTGTTCATGTCTTTAAAATCAATGATCAATACTTAGAACTGAGTGAAATTGATGATGACTCTATGATTCCAAGTGAACTGAATACAATGACATATGACTATTCAAATGTTGAAAGCATTCAAGAATTAATAGATGGAACCAAAACAAAATTAAAAGAAGCACAGACTGATAACTCTTTAGAAATTACGTTTGATAATTTGTCACCTGAAATTGGTGATATCGTAGGAGCAAAAGAATACATAACAGGTATTTTTATGCAAAAACCTATTGTTCAAAAGATAGTCAAATGTACGTTTGAAAAAGACTATACAGACTGCGATGTTGATTACAAGGTAGGTGATTAGATGGCAAGTTCAAGTGATGCAGTTGAGGCAATTACATTGACAGGAAAAGAAGTATCTGCAAGTATCGATGCATATTTGTTTGATGCTCTATATTCAGTTGATGGTATTTTTACAAAAGGCAATCAAATGGAAGCTTCTATTGTCAGCAATAACAAAGTAAGGATTGCTGACGGATTGCTTATAAACCAAGGACATTTTCTTAGAATCAAACCAGGAATGTATTACGATGTGCCAATTGAAAATGGTACTCAAAACATGAAACGTTGCGATTGTATCGTTGCTCAATTTAAAATTGACGAGAGCGGAGAATCACACGATATTGTTGTCATCCAAGGTACACCTGGAGAGCAAGAAACAGTTCCGTCATTAACAAAAGATGATCTTGAAAACGGTGGTGCTTTACGTCAAATTGAATTGTTCAGAGTTCATTTGAATGGAATCAATATTTCAGGTGTCGATAGAATTGCTAGGACAGTCAATTCATTTAGTGATGCAATCTTTTACAAGGGTTAACATATGAGAATTATTGAAATCTATCTGAATGAAAATCAATCACATTCATGTACTAGAAATATCTTCTATGCTGGAAGAAAGTATGATAGCAACAATACAGCTGTCAAATTCACCAACAAAAATCTATTCATTGATGGCTGGAACTTCTACTTGAAAGTAGATATGGACGATGAAGTAACTGAAATACCATTACTTCAAAATCTGTTTATCATTGGAGAAAATCTTACTCAAATAGCAGGGGTATTAACCTGTACATTGATTGGCAGAAACAGTGATAATAATTCTACTAAGACATTTGAACCATTTAGATTGAAAATCGAAGATGTCGAATATGATCAGGATGATAAGGAACAACAACCAATGGATCCAAACATGAAGTTGCTGTATGAACAATTAATTAATTTAAAACAAGAATTACAACAAAAAGAACTTGCGACTCTTCCTGCAGGTGGTAATAAAGACCAAGTGTTGCAAAAAGCAAGCAATATCGATTATGACTTTGCATGGAAAGATATGCAGGGAACAGCCACAGAAATGTCTGATGATGAATTAGACAATATGTGGAAAGAAGTATTTGAATAAAAAAATAAATAGAAGGAGAGATATATTATGAGTTTTGTAACTGATTCAATTTTAAAAACAGCCCTAGGAAAAATTAAAGCTTGGGGAGAAGGGAAATTTGTAGCAAAAGAAACTGGTAAAGGTCTATCTACAAATGACTATACAAATGCTGATAAAACAAAATTAAACGGTGTTGCTACTGGTGCTCAAGCAAACAAAATTGAAACTGTAAAAGTAAATGGTAAAGCTTTAACTCCTGATTCATCGAAAGCTGTAAATGTTGATCTAACAGCTTATGCTAAATCAGCTGATGTAACAAAAGAAATCGCATCTGCAGTATCAGGAGTAACTCAAATCGATTACTCAGTTGTCGAATCATTACCTTCAACTGGTAAAAAAGGTATTATCTATTTAGTTGCTAATAGTGATTCTGGTAATAATATCTATGATGAATACATCTATATCAATTCTAAATTTGAAAAATTAGGTTCGAGAGAAATGGATCTAAGCTCTTATGCTAAAAAGACTGATATTCCAACAAAAGTATCATCATTGACAAATGATTCAGGATATCAAACTGCAACACAAGTAACTTCAGCTATCAATGCTAAATTAGTAGTAATGACTGATACTGAATTAAATACAATGTGGACTGAAGTATTTGGAGCATAATCAACTAGGAGGTCTTATATATGAAAGATTTCTTTAAAAGAGTTTTGTTTTCAAATGTAAGTGAGCACGCATCTTCAACAACTGTTTCAGCTAATAGCACTAAGTTTCTAACAAGTGATATTTTAAAAACTTTTATGACAAAGTTAAAAGATACGTTTGTTTTGAAGTCACAATTAACATCATTGCAAAAGCGAGTTGGACAGCTTGAAAAGACAGTCAGTGAATTAGAAACTGATTTAAAAGATGCAGTATATTACAAAGAGTAGATTGATTTCTGCTCTTTTTTAAAAGGAGAAAAATATGAAAGATTTTGAAACACGTGAGTGCGTTGTACACACACACGACTTACACAAATTAGAGAAGGTACATCAAAGTGCCTTTTCTCATTCTTTAAAAAGATTGGTGGTGACAAGCATTTAGATTAGTTTTAATCTGAATGTCAACATGCCAAAACTTATTGATAAAGATGGGAATGAATTGCTTAATTTACAAATGTCAACTGATGAGCACTGGACAGGAAAGTACTGGATTGATGGTAAAAAGATTTATGAAAAAATCATTACGTGGACCGGATTGAACGTTGGAGTAAGCACAATCAATCATTCAATCAGTAATTTAAACGAGTTTATTGATTATGAAGTCACATGTTCCAATGGAGAAGATTTCTATAGATTTCCTGTTGTTTATTATTCTGGTGGTAATACAGGAACATTTTATGTGACGTATTTCATTTTGAATGTAGATAACATTCGTTTTGCTAACAATTACAGTTGGGCAAATTATAAATTTAAAGCAATTATTCGTTATACAAAAAGATAAAGATAAAGGCACTTATGTATCTTTTCTTATTTGATTTTTATTAAAAGAATTAAAGAAAGAGAGGATCATACAAATGTCAAAAGTTAAAAAATTCGTGGGGGGGGGTACTGTTTACTAGCAATAGTAAAAACAGTATCCTTTTACCTATTATCTCTAAAAAAGGAGGTGCAGTTGAATAGCTGTGCTTCTTTAAAAAGAGGTGTTATTTATGGCTAAATTTGTTAATTCTAACGGAGATGAAATCAATACGGATGTAGTTCTTTGGAATGGTAGTCATTTCGGCTATGGTCACGATTTAACATTAAATGATGATGCTTTGAAATTTAAAGAGTTAATCATAATTAGTGATAATAGCGCAGTTATTGCACCAATTATTGATGAAGAGATCATATATTCTGGTGTTGTTAACAACTGGACTGTTACTAATATGTCTTTTAAATATAATCAGGCATCAAAACTGTTACACATTGATAATTGTAGATGGACAAATTCATCTAACAATCAAGGTACAACTGTTACTAAAGTCATTGGAAGATATTAGTCATAAATAAAAGCTGTTCTCATGATATGGGAAAATTTGTTAAAAATGATGGAACTAAAATTCCAATTGGAACAATATTATTTGATGGTGCAACACAAAGTGATTTTACATTAACTGAAGATATTTCTAATTATGACTATTTAGAAATCTTTTATAGAAGTCATAACTGGATAAATCCTAAAAGTACAAGAATTCCATTGAAAGTAAGCAGCAGTGTACATTTATCAGATGCTCATACAAGTAATGGTAATGATGTTGCAATTTATGAAATGACACTTACTTTCAAAGGAAAAAATGTCACAGTAAGCGGATGTACTAAAGTTGTTGGAGGAGCATATATAACTGCTGTTGAAGGAACGATATATCAAGTAATAGGATACTGATTGCTAGCAAATGGGAACTTATGCCTCAATTTGTTAATGCAAATGGAAATACATTATTAAATCTTAAGTTTTCTTTAGAAGAGCAAGAAACAGGGATGCAATGGATTGATGGTAAAAAAATATATTGCAAAGTAATACTCGTAAGTGGATTTGATAGTATGGATAAATATGTACAACATAATATATCAGATTTATACAGAGTATTGAGTTGTGATTTATTTATGAAAACGAGTGATGGAACAAGCCACATGATACCGCGGACACATAAAGATCAAGATCATGATGGTATTTCTATTCAGGTAACTAAAAAAAATTTAATATTGCAAGTTGGACAATCAAATGGTTTTGCTGATGCTACAGGATATGCAATATTGAAATATACAAAAAGCAAATAATTAAAGGACGAAAGCCCTTTTTTTAATGCCCTAGACACGGCTTAAAACTATCTGGAAAGGGTGATTAAATTGAAAGTTAAAAAATATGATTTTAATCAGTGGGTAAAAGCCGCAGGGGTTAGAGCGGTCAAAACGGTAGCTCAAACCGCTGTAGCATTAATTGGAACATCTACTGTCATGAATGAAGTCAATTGGGCGATGATCGTTAGTGCAAGTTGTCTATCTGGTGTTGTTTCCATTCTAACAAGCGTTGCAGGACTTCCAGAGTTGGAAGAAATTGTAGATGAAGGTTAGGAGTGAAATCATATGACAGAAGCAGTTACAGTTGCTTTGATTTCTGGTCTATGTGTAGCTGTGCCTAGTGTAATCACTACAATGTTTTCAAACAATAAAGCTAATACATTAATGAATTATCGTATTGATGAGCTGACAAAAAAAGTTGAAAAGCACAATAACGTAGTTGAACGTATGGCGCTTCAAGAGCGTGAAACTAAAGCAATATGGAAAAGAATTGATGAAATCAAAGAGGAATTAGAGAAAGAGAGTGAATAGCTCTCTTTTTATTATGAAAAAGGAGGTATTAACATATGGGATATGTTATGAAACAAAATTTCGCACGTAAAGAAAATTATGGTAGTCAACGTAATACAAATGATATTAAATGGTTGGTCATTCACTATACTTCTAACGATGGAGATAGTGATGAATCGAATGGTAAATACTTTGCTAGGGAAGTTGTTAAAGCATCCGCTCATTATTTTGTAGATGATGATTCAGTAACTCAAAGTGTTCCAGATAATTATGCTGCTTATGCGGTTGGAGGTAAATGTCAATCAAATCACCACCCATATTATGGTACGATTAAAAACGCTAACTCAATTTCTATTGAGATGTGCGATAACCATAAAGATGGTACTGTTCACATTTGTGATGAAACTCTTGCTAATACTTATGCGTTAGCTAGAGCATTGATGAAGAAATATAACATTGATATTGATCATGTTGTACGTCATTATGATGTCAATGGTAAATTATGCCCAAACTGTAATGGTTTACTAAATGATAACGTATGGCAAACATTCAAGAATAACATTGTTAACTCTACAACTGGAGCATTAGGCACAGGTACTGTAGTTCCAGCTGCTGCTAAAAATGACAACTTGGATAGTATCATCTCAAGAGGTCAACAACATTCAATCAACTTTACTGGTCATTCAATTGCTACTGATGGTGCCTATGGTCCTAAAACTCAAGCAAATATCGCACGTTGTTTCCAACACGCTATTAATTTAGATTATGGTGCTAAATTAAAAGTAGATGGTGCTTTTGGCAAAAATAGTAAAGCCGCATTAGGAAAACATTATGTCAAACGTAAAGAAACTCAATATCTTGTTACAGCGGTAGAAATTGCATTAATGTGTAGAGGATATGATCCATCTGGTGTTGAATGTCCAGGTAAATTTGGAAGCGGATTAGAAGCTGCAGTAAAACAATTCCAATCAGACAGAGGGTTAAAAATTGATGGAATTGCAGGAAGAAACACTATTTTGAAATTAATGGGTGTTTAGAATGAAAAAATTAAAGATTATTATCATTATATTGCTTTTATTGATTATTTGTTTACGTGCTAAAAATACTCAATATCATTTTCAAATCATAGAAAAAGATAATCAAATCGAGAAATTAAAACAAGAAAATTTGAAATATCAATATCAAATCGAAAAGTTGAATGAGCAATGGGGAGTTTACAGCAAATAATTAAGTAGTATAATCAAATGTGTAAAATTTAATTGTATTATAGCTAATCTATACTTTAGTTAAATAATTCGACGTCAAGAAACAATTGAATATTTTACATTAAAAAAAGCCTACTCAATCAAGAGTAGGTTTTTTATTTATTCAGCATTATTATCAAAGTAAATTTCTTGATTTTGATAATAGTAATCAACTAATTGGTCTACACAATAGTCGAAATCTTCTTTATTTTGATGTCTAATTTCATTTTCTAAATTATCAATGTATCTATGAACTTCATTATCATAGTCGCCTTCCATAGGAAGTTGTTCCAAATAATATCTATATTCATTTTTTTCTTCATACGCTTTTTCTAAATCTAAAATAATTTCTTGTTTAATTTCTTCTCTTGTCATTTTTATTTTCTCTGCTTTCTTAATTGTACTATACATTGCATTTCTAAAAACATCCGATTGTTTAATCCCAAGTTTTCTGCAAGCTTCTTTGAAATCATCTACAAATTCAGTTTTATATGACGCTTTTACTTGCTTCATGTTTTCTTTTTGCCATTCTCTCATGTATTTTGCTTGATTAAATTTTTCCTTTTCCATTTTAACGTTCCTTTCTTCTTTTGATAACAATGTATAAAATAATGAAAATTGCTATTATTCCAGATATTTGCATATATTTAAATTGTTAGCTATAATGAGCATTGGAGAAGGAATTTTTTAATTCCCTTTCCAGCCTTTTAAGATTTCTTGAATTCCTAGAACGATCGCTACAACGTATGCTAGAGTTTCCAAGAAATCTTTTAAATTACAGATACCTAACAATTTATTTCCCCTCCTTTCTTTACAATATCATTATAACATAATAGTACTAGTATGTAAAGGATAAGGGGCTTTTTTATGCTATTTTATAAATTTCTCTATCCTTATTATATGTAAGGGATTATTTCAATAAAAGTTGAGGAATAATACAATATGAAACAGTATAAAATAGTATGAAAAGAGATATGTAGATAAAATTCGTTGCACAAATATAATCAATCAATGTATAATACCTATAGCAAGAAATGAAAATGAGACAAAAATTAGGCGTTTATGAATAGGGGAGTTTTTAGTATGGGTAGAGAATATGATGTTTTAGATATAGCAAGATATATAATTAATAAATGCAATGAAAAAGGAATTATTATTTCTAATTTAAAATTACAAAAGTTATTATATTTTGTTCAAGGATATATGCTTGCCTTAACTGGCAATAGATGTTTCCCTGAAAAAATTGAAGCTTGGGATTATGGACCAGTATGTCCTAATGCATATCATGAATTCAAAAGATATGGTGCGATGAATATACCACCAATAAAAGAATATTTGGAAGTTTCATTCGATTCTCAAGATAATATATCATGGGATAAAGTTCAGTATGATCCATACATGATAGATTCTGATACTAGAAAAATTATTGATGCGATTATTGATAATTTTGCTCATTTAAGTGCTACAAGATTAGTTGATATCACACACAATCAGCTTCCATGGCATGAAACTTATTATAGTCATCCATCCGAAAGAAATGCAGTGATTGATGAGCAACTTATAAAAAAATATTTTGAGAATTTAGCGAATGGTTAGTAACATGGATAGAATTGAAAATATTAATGAGAAAATTAACGAACTAAATAACGAAATTAACGAACATATAGATAACTTGTATGAACACGCTGAGAAAGATATGGATAATATAATTCAATTACTCATACTAAATAAAACAGTCTTTGATGAAAATTCGTTTCGAGAAAGCTTGAAAAAGTATTTAGAAAAATATCATCGTATTTTATATTCTAGTTTTTCAAATAAAGTGTTCGAATGGTCAAAAACTGAAAATAATTATACTGATAATGCAATAGTTAATCTATCATCAATGGTAAATAAGATTGAAATCAATAACTTTGAAAAAGAAGATTCGATATTACTGAAAATGCTTGATCATATTCAATTAGCCATTCATCAAGTTGAAATGATGGAATTGAGCGATAATAAAATTGAACCTTATCTTAGCAAATCGGTTTCAGCATTTGACAAAAAAATTACTGATCAAGTTAAGGAAGTTAATAATTCTATTTCTTCTCAAACTAAAAAGATAAATGATTTAAAGAATTCTGTAAAAAAAGATATCGAAGCACAAAAAGATTCTTTAATGTCTCAAATGATTGCAATCGTGGCTATCTTTGTTGGTATTTCATTTGTTATGTTCGGTGGAATGTCACTAATCAATGATTTGTTTACTCATGTTGATGGACAACCAGTGCCTTTAGTTGAACTGATCTGCTTAGGATGTTTAATTGGAATTGTAATGATTGTAGTCATGTATTGCTTTATTATGTTTATCTTATCAATCACAAGAAATAAAATGTTACGAGCTAAAAAAATATTTTTTAAAATCGTTCTAAAAACTTGTACCATTTTAGGAATGGCTTCATGTGTAATGTTTATAATTTGGTGTTGCCAAACATTTTTAAAATAAAAGTTCTCCTATTAACTAGGGAACTTTTTAATTTATAAATTCATTCAGTATTTCAATATCATCATTAACTAAAGTGTCTTGCATTATTAAGATGTCTAGTACTCTATCAAGCGTTGTCTCAAAAAAATGAGATTGAGCAGGGTACGCATTACATAACGCAACATCAAAATCATTGAATATGATAATATTGTTGATTTCAGTATAGTAAATAAAAGCAGGGCAATCATGATCATAATAATCTATCATCATTACGCATTCTTCTATCATGTCATCACATTCATAATTTGCATACACATTTAATCTTTTGCTAAAATCTCTATCTATGTATTTTCTAATATAATTGTAAACATTATTAAGTGCCATATAACTCCTCCCGACCTTTTATAGCTTACAACCAACTCATGAAAAATGAAATCAATAACGACCCAAATGCTTTTTAAAACGACTGAAAAAATATTATTAATTCCGCAATTTGAAATAAAAATGCGGAGTATATGCGTAATTGAGTGAAAAATGAGCTCCATTATTAAATACACAGCTAGTAATATCAATACTTTTGAGAGATTGAAAACTAAAAATGCCCGATTTCGATTTCGTACAAAATGATTTGTGAGTTAACAACTTCAATTTGTGCATCACAACTTTTTTCTTTTACTAAACGATTTTTACTTGTAACATTTGGAATAACAAGCAGTAAAATAACTAGTATTACAGAAATACAAAAAATCATTTCAATGAGTGTAAAACCTTTTTTATTAGAATTCAT